ATGTATTTCTACTTAAAAGAGCCAAGCGGGGACAAAGATACAATAATTATCATTCAGTATTACATAGCTGACGAAAAAAAATTGTTTAAGTACTCCACTGGTGAATGTATCAACCCTAACGATTGGGACTTCTCTGCTCGTATGCCCAAATCTCGAAAAGGCTCGGATGGTGTGCGATTGAGAAAGATTACCACTTATATAATGCAATATCACGATTTCCTAATAACTCTCATTGATAACTACAAACTAAATGGAGAGAAGGTGAGTCGTGAAAGATTGAAATTAGACTTTGACAAACACTTTAAGCCAGAGAAGATACCGCAAGAATTTGAATACTTAACCGATTTTGTAGATGATATATTGAAGGGGATTAGAGGAGCTATCAATAAGAATACAGGGAGAGAGTATAGCTATTCGAGGATAATGTCGTATATTAACACGAACAGAGTAGTTAAAAAATTTGAAGAAAGTAGAAAGAGAAGAATAAGCATAGATAGTTACAACAAAGAGCTAAATGACGAATTCATAGATTTCTGTATACATAAGAGGAAAAATAGCCTTAATTCTATAGGGACTTATGTACATATAATTAAGATATTTTTAAAAAAAGCAAAAGAGAAAGGGTATACAGTGAGTGATGGAATATCTGAATTTACCACAACAAAGGCAAATAGTTTGTCGGTAGCTCTGTCAGAAAAGGAAATAGATACGCTCTTTAATTACGACTTTTCCTATAACAAGAAATATGAACAGACCAGAGACTTGATGATATTGGGACTTTGGACGGGATTACGAGTGTCGGACTTTATGAATTTACCAGCTATTGACCCTGACAGTAATTTTATTGAGGTAGAACCCAAGAAGACACGCAACTCGTCAGGTATAAGAGTGGTTATACCTCTGCATCATCATATTAAGGAGATGATTCGAAAAAGAGGCATGCCTCAACCTATGGAAGAACATCATTTTAATAAGATGATAAAGGAAGTTTGTAAGGAAGTTGGGTTTATTGACAAAGTAGAAGGAGACTTGATGAGCCCAGTAACAAAGCGCAAGGAGCGGGGTATATATGAGAAGTGGCAGCTTATTAGCTCTCATACATGCAGAAGGAGCTTTGCAACGAACTTATATCTGATGAACTTTCCGACACTCTCGATAATGAAGATCACAGGACACACTACAGAGGCGAGCTTTCTGAAGTATATCAAAGTAACGCCAAAAGAACATGCAGAAAAATTATTAGCACACTGGGAAGCATATTATTCCAATAAAAATAAAGGAGGTTTTTAGACCTCCTTTATTTTTATATTGTTAATTTATTTAAGAGAAAATTTAACGCTACTGAATGAAAAATTTTTCTTGAAAAAGTTTGTTATTTACAAAATTTATTGTACCTTTGCATCATCTAATAACAACTGCTACAGCAGTATAAAATGTATATTATGTTAGAAAAGTTCTTACAAATCGCAGATGAAAATCCTGATGGATTTACTGCAAAGTTAAGCGGAGAACTCGTAACGGAAGGCGGGTTCGTAGTGGCAGAAAAAGAAACTCAGAACAGCTTCGGAATCGAGGGGCTAAAAAGAGTACTTGAGTATGCAATCTCTCATAAGACCTTGGTTGGAGGTTGGAAAGAGAATGAAAGCTACTATTTTGACGCTTCGAGGCTCTACAAGAATAGAGATGAAGCTGTTAAGAAAGGGCTTGAAAATGAACAAATAGCTATCTATGATTTAGACAGGAAAGAGGTTGTTTATTTGTAAAACCAAGGAGGGGGAAACCCCTCCTTAAAAAATATTGATATGGAAAATGTAGTAAAAAATATTCATTTGCTTGGATTAGATGAAGGGCAAAAGAAACGATTAGAAGCAGGAGCGTCTTTATATAAGCGCTTTGATAATTTAACTTTTAAGGTAAAACAGTATAAGGATGGTATTCTTATTGTAGAAGCCAGACAAGGGAAGAATTATAAGAAAGATTATTTTTCAGAAAAGGAAATAGTAGAGAGGACTAAGAAGCTATTTAGTGATTTTTCTAATGATTTTAGTCCTGAGAAAGTACATGTTGGGGTTATTCCTTTCAAGGAGGTAGATAGTGACATAATCACTCCTGAATACCTTAAGGATGAATTGTATAGGTTACATATACGAATTAAAGATATTAATAACGATACAGGGTTAGAGATGTCTAATTTATCAGCATGGGTAAATGGAACAAGGCCCATGAGTAATATTGTTAAGAATATGTTCTATTATTATATAAGATATAAAGAGTTGATAGAACAAAAAAATGAATAAAAGAATGATTAAAAAACAAATATCATGAAAAAGTTTAGCATCAAAAATGACATTATCAATCAAGAGTGGGTTAAGGCTAACTTAGACCGAAGAGATTACGAAGTAAAAGGTGATGATATAATCATTACCTACTTTGAAGAAATGCAAAAAAATGATATATTACATGCTATATCAGAGAAGACATACGATGTAGTATTCAATGATGATAGTGATAGTAATAGTAAAGGCTTTGAAAGCACATTAGAATATTGCAAGAATTACATCTTAGCGTTCAATGGGAGTAATCACAGCTACTTTGCTGACTATAAAGGAGGCATCGTACAGGTAGTATGTAATGAGACTGGAGAGGTGATGTATGAAGAGGAAGTAAGATAGGAAAGTATAACAACAAAAATAGAAAAGCGTACCACGATAAGTGGTACGCTTTTTCTTTTTAATTAATGTATAACCTGCAACCTTCCTAAAGATTACATCTTTAGATTAATAACAGTGCAAAGGTAACAAAATATCCTTATATAATAGTGCTAATTATTGTTAGCACTATTATAGTCAGGCATTATGTAACTTTGTAGCATGGAATTGAAGTTTAGCACATACAATGAAAAGGACAATGTTAGCCGTGTAGATAATGAGAAAGGAATTATCTATGGCGTTGCATTGGCTAATATGGGGCTTAATAAGAATGGTTACTACTTCTCTGAAAGATTCCTTAATGAGTTAAAAGAATTTGGGAACAAGAAAGGGGAGATAAAGGCTCGATTTGAGCATCCATCCTTTACAGGGGGCTCTTTTGGTTCATTTATTGGGAAGTACAAGAATTTCAATGTAACAGAGGGGCGGTTAGTTGGTGATCTGTTCCTTGCAGATATAGCGAGAAAGACAGAGGTAACAGGTAGAGGTATTAGCCTATTCGACTATGTAATGGGAATGGCGGTAGAATGTCCTGAGATGTTTGGAAACTCCATATATGTAGAGGCTGATATTATAGATGAGATTTACAAAGAAGGAGGTGATGAAAGGGTCGGTATAGGACTTAAACTCATTGACTGGTGTGCTTCTGACCTTGTAGATGACCCTGCTGCCACGAATGGGCTTTTTTTTGAGAAAAAAACTAAAAAAGAAAATAACAAATTGCGTATGAATAAAATAGTTAGAGAGCTTTTGGCTTTTATGAATGACTTTACAAAGAAAGTTAAAGAGGCAAAAGCATTCGATGTAGATTTGACCTTGGCCAATGGTGATATTATCACCGTGGTAACAGAAGGGGAAACACCTGCTGAAGGTGACGAGGTGAAAAAGAAGACGACCAATGGACAAAGTGATGAAAGTGCCTTGTCAGATGGGGAGTATCTTTTGAAAGATGAAAAAACCCTTGTTGTGGAAGGCGGACGAATTAAAGAGATTCGAGAGAAAGAGCAACAGGGAGAGCCTGTAAAGGTAGACGAGGAGTTCGCTAAGACTGTAACAGACTGCTTGAAGGCAGTAATGGATAAGGTAGAAGATTTAACCCAAAAATTTGAGGTTATGAAAAAAACTACCAGCAAATTTGAGGTGAACAATCCAAGAGATGTAAGTCAGGAGCCTACTAATGGTGGCAAGAGACGCAGCTTTGAGGAGCTGAAAAAGTTGTATAACAGTTTGAAGTAAGAAAGGAGGAAAGAATATGGCAACAACAAAAATAAAAGATTTCATCAAAGAGCCAGCAAGGGTAAAAGAGTATATCAGGGATATAAAAGACTTGCTTGAGGATCGTTCGTTGGGATTAGCTGACATAAAAGAGGCTATGACCGTGGTTGAGGGTGTAACTAAAGAGACGGAGTATGGGTATTATGGAGCTACTGAGGGGGTAACTCGCAAGGATGCAGGTTGTGGTATGGAGCCAGTGCCTTTTAACATTCCAGTACGCACAGGATGGTGGGATCCAAAGCCATTGAGAGTAAATATATCTCAGTGTTATGCTGATTTTGAAAAGACAATCCTGCAATGGTGCAGTGTGAATGGAATTGATAAGCTCCATATAGAAGATGATCAGTTCGTTATGTTTATCGCTAAACAGCTGGAAAAGACTATTCACACGGACTTTAACAAGTTTGCTTACTTTGGGGACACTCAGGCGAGCAATGTAGGTTCAGGTTCAGGGAATGAGCAACTGACCGCTGGCGTTGCAAAGGAGAATTACAATGTATTGAATGGGCTTTTTGCTTCTTTCCAATCGTTTATCACCTCTGACCCAAGTAAGAGGGTAACTATTACAGAGAATGCACAGACAACCCGTGCCGCTCAGTTAGCATTAGCTCGTGATACAGCATTCAAGGCATGTACAGAGCTGTTAGACAAGGCTGACGGTTTGACTTTTGCCTCTGGTTCGGAGCCTATATTCTTGATGACACACTCAATGGCGACCAATCTATCTCGTTACCTCAGAAGTGAGTACAAGAATGAGGACACTCTAACCAAGATGGAGAATGGGTATGAGACGATGACTTTTGAAGGTATTAAGGTGGTTACTCATCGTTGGATTGATGAGATTATCAAGAGAGATTTCTCAGATGGTACGAAGTGGAATAACCCACACCGTATTATCTTGCTTGACAAGTCAGAGTGTCAGTTAGGAGTGGATAGCTTAAGTTCTTTGAGCGACTTGGAAGTAGAGTATGTGGGCGGTAAAGATGAGCATGTATATATCAAGGCTGCTTACAGAATGGATTTCCAAAGGGTAATGCCAACCACTGGAGCAATGGCTATATAACAAGTAACAGGTAATAGGTAAAAGGCGCATATTTCCTTTTACCTATTACTATAGATTAACATTTAAATAAATAATAAACATGGCACAATGTATTAATAAGATAGCTAAGGATTTTGGTTATGATTGTGATGACACGATTAAGGGGGTAGAATTGAGTCTTTTGCTTGTCAATAGAGAGGATATAGACTTAGGAGCTACTGTAGTAGAAGGTAACCAAATAAAGTCCTTAGTACTCAAGAATGGAAAGACTGCCTATAAGGTAGATTATGCCAAGGAGAGCCATATATCAGTAAGTACTAAGCCTGAAATATCAGATGATGACTTCAACGGGCACAAGCACAATATTGTACTGAAGATATATGGGAAGAGCAAAGATGATTACGACCAAATCGACAAGATAGTAGCAGGAGCGTCCGTAGTGGCTATTGTTCAAAATAAGACAAAAACTCTCGAAAACACCTTTGATGTGTATGGATTCTACATAGGATTAGAGGCTACAGAGGGTGAAGGTCGTACTAATGGTGGTGTGTATACCCTTACATTAGGAACTCCAAGCAATCAAAAGGAACCAAAGACAGCGCTGAGATGGTTGGATACTGATTACACCACTACAAAGGGCAAATTTGACAACAAATTGGCGTAAAACTCAAGTATTAATGATTAATGGTTAATAATTAATGACTGACTTTACAGAAGATAGATTAAATGACTTGTTGAAAGGAGGTTATGCAAAGGCGGTGGGAGAGGATAAAGAGACTTTCATCGCCTTTTATGCTTATCTTTTCAATGATAACGACCCTTGTCCAAGTTGTCCGCATAAGTTATCAAGTTATTGGGATAGATTGGCACGAGAGGGAAAGAGTAGGCTTATAACGATTCAAAAAAAAATAGAAGAAATGGCAAGAAACAAAACAAAAAACACAGACACAACCTTACAAGAAGGAGCATTCAGGCTAAAGAGTGATATACACTCCTTACCGATGGATTTTGGAAGCAGTGAATTTTTCAACAATGACACGCTGACTAATGATATAGCCTTGCAGTATTTGTCTATTAACCCTAATAGGATTGCGAATTTCGAGGAATATCCTAAAGATTGGGAGCGACATGTAGAAGATTGGAAATCTCAACAAGTAACAGATGAAGTAAGTGAAGGCACTACAGATGAAGTAACTCAATAATTTGATATAAACAATGGCAAAAGTATCAGTCGTATCCTTACACAAGGAAAGCCGCCGTACAGAGAGCAATAAATACAAAGGTTATCCCTTCTTAGCAAATGGAGAGAAGAATGACTACCCTACCATGATAGAATTACTTGTAGGAGGGTCAGCTACTGCAAAAGCATGCGCGGGGGTGATAGCGGACTTTATATATGGGAAAGGATTTTCATTGGAAGCGGAAGCGCGTGCAGCAGCAAGGCAACAACGCACACGCTTTCGTAAGGATACGCTGTATATCAATGACAAGAGAGAAACACCTAATGACCTATTAAAAAAAGTAGCGAGGAGCTTGTCGTATCACAAGGGGGTATTCGTACAAGTGAATTACAACCAGCTGTTTCAAAAAACAAGTGTACAGGTACTCCCTTATCGCTATTGTAGGTTAGGGGCGAGAGATAGCAATAATTATCGAGGAAAGGTACTCTACTATGAAAATTGGGACAACTTGCAGGATAAAAAAGAGGTAGACAAAAATGTTAAGGCAATAGACTTGTACGACCCTTCTCCTAAAGTAATACAAGAGCAAGTAGATGCTGCTGGAGGTTGGGATAACTATAAAGGACAAGTGTACTTCTTGAACTTAGATAGAAATGATAGTTACCCCTTAGCGTGGGCAGATGTAGTACTATTGGATTGTGAAAGTGAGATGTTATCAACAAAGTACACAAGGAATGGCTTTAAGAAAGGATTCTTTGGTACGTATGCCTTTGTCACCTCAACCATGAATAGTGATGAAGATAGAGAGGAATTTAGAGATAACTTACGTAATTCAATAGGTGTGGAAGCTGAGCAAAGTGTATTTCATTTTGAACTCGAAATGAAGGGGGATAAGTTAGAAGATCAAGTATTGGTTAAGCCTATAGAAAGCAATGTAAAAGCGGATTTATTCGAGTATGCCGATAAGAAGACAGCTAATAATATTCGTAAGACATATGGAAATATTCCTCCTGTGCTTATTGATTTTGTAGAAGGGAAGCTCGGAAATACTTCAGGTGATAGTCTCAAGGAAGCGCGTATATTCATGCAGGAACAAATGCAAGAGGAAAGACAGGATGTGCAAGAGATGTTTGAAGAATTATTTGACAATTTTGCCGAGCCAATATCAAGTAATGGACTATTTGAAATAATGACTAACTACTAATGAGGATACTAACAGATAAAGCGAGTGTAGGGAAATACTTGAGCATTTCCTTTTTTAGGAAAGAGGAAGATTTTCAGCGATACATAAGAGAAGCACAGACTTTTGACCTTAAAAGGACCGTATGCGAGGACTTTTATCAGGACTTGGTAAGTGATACCCCACAGAGAGATTATACCTTGCTATTAGAGGGAGGGAGTTACACATACCAAGGTAGAAAGTATGAGTTTGCAGGTTTGAAAGCTGTTTTGTCTTACTTTGCTTATGCAAGATACCTAATAACAGGCCATCAGGTAGATACTCCTTACGGAGTGCGGTCAAAGGTGTATCAGGACGGCGAGGGTATTAGTCAGGCAGAACGTAGAGACCTACATACAATGTACTTACAGAATGCACATGAGCTGTGGGAAGACTGTAGAAGATATATAGAAAGACATAAAGAACAATTCCCTGAATGGGAGAAATGCAATGAGTGTGGTTGCGAAGAAAAACAAGAACGAAGGGGAAGAATGAGGGTAACACTCATATAAGGTAACAGATAATAGGTGAAAAATGGCAGTACAATGTATAAGAGGGTTAAAGGAAGGATTTACCTTTGATTGTGAGTATATACCTATAAAGGGGATTTATAACCGAGTGGTATTAATCAATTTCGAAGATATAGACAGACGCAAGGTTATGAGGGAGGGTGTAAATCTTATTAACTTCTCCCTAAAAGAGGGGAAGCGAGGTTATTCCATAGAAGGTTACAAAAGGCACTTTACAGGTAGGCAGAAATACAGCAGCAATAAATATACCCATGAATTAGACTTGCGAGTATATGACTTTTCCAACAAACATATATCACTTATAGAAGACCTTCATAAAGGCACCTTTGTAGCGGTGATACAGAGTAATGAACATTCTTTTGATAAATCAGGTTTTGAGGTATTAGGTTATGATGCCGGATTGCGAGTGGTGAGCCTTACGAGGGATTACAAAGAAAACATGATACGCTTTACATTGGGAAGTGATAAGGTAAAAGAGCCGAGGATATTCTACTACCTCCACGATATAGATTGGGCTACAACAAAGAAACGGTTTGATAAAGAATTTGTCACAGATAATAGTTTTAAGGTATTTGACGAAACATTTGATGAAACATTTGAATAGAGATGACAGCAATAGAGAATATAATCAATCAGATAGAGAACGAAACAAGGCGATTTGGTAATACTAAGACGAGAGTTGCGGCAGTATTAAGGCTTATCAAGGCAAAGTTGATTGAATTGTTTAGTGGTAAGTTGGATAAAGGAAGGTATGCAGGTACTGCTGATGATCTAAATAATGCCATAGGAAACAAGGTAGATAAAGTACCAGGAAAGATACTATCATCCAATGACTTCACGAATGAACTACGTACCAAGTTGGAGGGATTACAGAATGTGGATATATCCCAGCTACTACCCAAGGGAGGTTATACTGGGACAGCTCAAAACTTGAAGGAGTTGATAGATAACATCATGCGTATCCTGCAAAGTCCTGACACAGAATTGGACGAGCTTAGGGAGATAGTGGCGTTTATCAAGCAGAATAAACGTACCTTGGACACCTTGGGTATTAACAATATTGCAGGCTTGCAGGATGCTCTCAGAGGCAAAGCGCCAATAGACCATAACCACGATGATAGATACTCCCGATTGGGGCATACCCATACAGAATACGCCTTACGTACCCATACCCACAGCGAGTATGCTCCAAAAAATCACAGACACAACTGGGACGATATTGATGGAAAGCCGGAGATAGCAACATATAAGACTATTACAGATGCTCACAAATTCCTTGATAAGGATGGAGCTATTCATTTTGGTTCAGGTGATAGTATAGTCAATGCCCCAAGTGCTCATTTCTATGAAATGGTGGGATTTACCCATAGCTCTAAGAATTGGGGATTTATCATTGCAAAAAACTTAGATGTCAATGATGGGAAACTATATGTAAAACAAGTTATTACTGGTAGTTATACAGGTTGGTTTGAATTGAATGGGAATAGTGAGAATATATCCATCCGTGACTATATAGAGTGTAACCATAGCCATAATGGTTCTGTTATTTTTGTTGAGACTCCATTAACCATTCAGCTTAAAGATTTAGTTTCTTTGGATTGTGTGTCTTTTCGTAAGGTCTTCGCCGGCGGACAAGTAACCTTCACTTGTACAGGCAAACAAATCATCTACACGGGAGATAATGCCTTCAACGGGGGCGATGGCTCTACAGCGGTAGTAAGTATATGGAACAACAAGTGTTACATAGATATTCGAAATATATGATGAAAGTAATTAACAATTTCAAGGGTAGTGACAAGCTCCTGCATAGTAAGTACGGGAATATAATATTTATTGCCATCTTCCTAAGTTCTTTGATATTGTTTTCTGTAGGAAAGTCCTTACTTATAGCCGCTATGACATTAGGTGTGATAGGGCTGTGTAAAGAATTATATGATAAATACATAAAGAAAACATTTATAGATTGGTGGGATATAGTGGCGAGCTTCGTGCCTTATCCTATAATTAAATACATTAACAGATGAATGCGATACGATATTTTGATTGGGGGGGGATTAGTCAGCCTTCTATTGGGAGTGTAACATTGCTTGGAAAGGGAGATAGGAAAAATTTCATTGTAGAAGTGGGTGAATATCCTATAGGAAGTATAGATTTAACTAACAATCAAAGGAAATATTATGCTAATAGAAGCAATTTTATAGGATTAATATTAGATGGAAGGGTTAGAGAATATTTTTTAATTCTCCCTACTAATAATTATATATTACAAGGTCATCCTCCAAGAACATTTTTAGACACTAATCTAATTCATTTAGAATATGATAGGGAATTTTATAGAGACTATCAACTAACTGTGTATGAATCAGGATTACCTGTTTTATTTTTATGGATAAAAGACCCAGTGTCTTTTAAGCGAAACATTCAAACAAGTTCATTTAGGAAAGAAACACATTTTGTAGTGAATTTTCCAGGCAAAGGAGAATATTCTTTCGACATAATATACGATGGAAGTAAATAATATTTGATTATATGACACCAAAAGAATTCGTAAAGAAATACAAGCCATTTGCCCTCGAGACAGAGCGCAAAACGGGGATTTCAGCTATTTTTATTCTCGCTCAATCAGCCTTGGAGACTGGTTGGGGGAATAGTGCTCCTGGCAATATGATGTTTGGCGTGAAAGCGTCTATCTCCACACCTCTTGAAAAGCGTCAACTGGTACAAACTACAGAGATTCTATCCACTGACAAGGCTAAATTCCCTGTTATTATCAGTATAGAAAAGCGCCCTGATGGCAAATTTAAATACACAGTTAAGGACTGGTTCCGTAAGTATGACAGCCCAGAGGAGAGCTTCACCGATCATGCCAACCTATTCGTGAACAACAAGCGATACGCCAAGGCACTACTGGTAAGGAGTGACCCGTATAAGTTTGCAGAAGAAGTAGCCAAGGCAGGCTATGCCACTGAGCCTACGTATGCCGAAAGACTCAAGGGAGTGATTAGAACAATTGAGAAGAATGATAAATGACAAGAGACCAATGACAGATACAGTGAATAAACTTTCTAAATGGTTTTTGAAATATAAAATCAAGATAGCCACATGGGCAACCCCAATGGTGTTGCTGTTTTACTTTGATGACAAAATACAGCTAAGAGATAGGCTATATTACTTTTTCCTTGCCTTCTTTAAGAGTATTCCTCTTTTGATGTTGTACTCATATTTCTCTATGTGGAGGGAAAAAAATGAGTTTTTCTTTGCAGGAATTGGCTTTATTCTTTTTCTAAATATGACAGTTGGAGCAATATACCACGCTAAAGCAGGAAGTTTTAGTATAAAAGAGTTTATCGGAGGAAATATAATGATATTACTGGTCGTTTCTGTGGTGTATATATCTCTTTCTGTACTAAGTATTCCGCTAAATGATACAGAAATGGGGAAAATATTTCAAAGTGTATTACAATTTATGACACTTATGTACCCCGTTAGTAAGATAGTTAAAAATATATTTGTTCTTACAGGAGGAAAATATCCCCCTAAATTCATCATGAAAGCCCTATATAACTACGAGAAGGAAGGTAAATTAAAAGATTTCTTTGACGAGATAAGCAAGGGTGCTCCAATTATAAATAGCCATGAAAGAGAAACTACAACAGATAGCGAGGAATAACGGATGGTCATTTGATTATGGCCGTGATGATTATAGCAACTTAGAGAGGTCGGAGGATAAGGAATTTTACCTATTCCTCGACCCCATAGAAGAGCTTGTAAGATTCGAGGAAGGCGCTCAGGAGGTAGGACGTACTTATAACGGGCGCTTGCTCCTTCTTATGCTGTCGGACTATGATAGGGTGTATGATGATCAAGAAGGAAACATGCCAAGCGAGGGAAAGTATGAGAAGTATATTAAGCGCTGTAAGGAAGAGGTTATGAAGATAGCTAATGCCTTTTGTTGGGAGTATGATATACTGCAATGGCGAATGTTGGAGGTAATAAATCTATATGATACTAATTTCGATGGGGTGCTGGTCAATTTTCAAATAACAAGTAGCAGATAATAGATTATGAATGTAAGGGATATATTGGCAGAGGAATTGTCCGCTATAGTAAAGGAGCTTGTAGAGAAGTATGATAGCTTGGGCATGCGCGCTACTGGTCAATGGGAAAGAAGCTTACAGACCTTTATAGCGTGGCAGGAAGGTAAGATAATCGCGAAGATAGTCGGAGAGGATTACACCTACTATATGCAGCACGGTCGTAAGGATGGAAAATTGCCCCCAATAAGAGCGATTGAGGCATGGATACAAGCCAAAGGGATACAACCTATTGAGAAGAAGATGAAAATATCATCATTAGCCTTTGCTATTGCTCATAAGATAGGGCAAATGGGGACAAGGCGCTTTCAGAATAATGGAAAGCCTGAATTTATAGACGATGTTATCACTCCTGAACGTATACAGAGTATCATTGATAAGGTAGGAGAAGGATATATAATACAATTCAGTAGTGATATTATAAAGATTATAGAGGAAATTCAAAATGTAGCATAAAAGAATATGTTTGACTACAATATTAAAATGGATCATGATATAGTAGGGATACACAACCCTTACTCATTCACTTTTGTAAGAGCGCTAATATCAAGAGATGCCGACATATTGGAGATAGAAGGCTTGCCGAGAGATGTAGTTAGGTACTCATTGAATCGAGGAGAGACTACTGATATAGACTTGCGGTTGCTATTACAAAGGATATTTGCCGATAGGTACAAGAATCCTCCATCTACAGAACAAAAGTTTATAGGTGTACCAATATTCACAACTAATTTGAAATTTACTACTAAAAAATGGAAAGATCATAAGAAAAAAGAGACTATTACCTTATCTACATTCAGTGGATGGCTGCCTATAGCCGATTCTACAGAGAACATGAAACACATGAAGGGTAAAAGGGTAGCTCCTCCTAATGTAGGGAAGCCCTATTTTAGTGGGTATCCTCAAGTAGATTACTATTGTACAAAGTTAAATGCAAATGCAGTTCCTTTAACGGTTAGTTTCTGGACCGAGCGGCACAGATTGAGTATTACAGTAGGAGATGATTCATTTTATCCAAGAGAGGAGATAACAAGAATAGTAGATGAATGCGGTATATTCTTGAGATGGCGTACGCGATATGGATCGTGGGGGTATTGGTTATTCTCTGAGGACTTTGAAAGAGAGCTTAAGACAAAGAATCGTGGTAGCTGGGACGCTCGATATAAAGAAGGAGCCATGGAGCGTAAGCATTTAGGGCTTGAAGTTACGGAAGAATGGAGATTAACAAGCTCTGTGCCTGTACTTGCTAATGAGATAGAAGAAGTAAGAGACTTGTATACCTCCAATGAGGTGTATCTGTATACAGGTCCTCGTGAGGGGATGTATTTTGAAAGGAACTTTTTTACTCAATGGGAACGTGTGGAGGTGATGGCAGGAACAGTGAAATTTAACGAGCCGAGTTCTACATACGATATAAGCGTGAACATAGGTAGGTTGCGCGGGGAAACAAGGAAGATGACTTAATAAAGATTAATACTAATGAGAAATGAGAAAGAAATTGTATTTACTATTAGCCCTTTTGTTACTGACTGGTTGCAAAGGCAAAAAATTAAACAAAACAGAGCACAGAGAAGAGCAGCGGAGCGAAAGAAGGGAGGTAAAAGACAGCTCCACACGATTAGAAAAAGCCCAAAAGGTCGCTACTTTTGACCTTCAGCATTCACAATCTTACGAACTCACCCTTGAAAGTGATAAGGATAGTATTGGACATAGCAAAGAGGTTGTGTATTATCGTATTAGGGATGGTGATAGTGAGACTATAAGGGTGATAAACGGGAGGGTAACGCTTAAAACCATAGATACTCATTCTAAGAGCTTGCAGCGGGCTGACAGCACCCTTACTATAACAACTAATACTAAAGAACAAAGCATATTAAAAACGCAAACTGCAAGGCGTGAGGTGCGAAAAGACAAAGAAGTAAAAGTAAATTCTTATACTTGGATATTTTTCTGTGTACTTTTCATTATTGTTTTATTTTTTTTAAGTAGAAAAGCCCCGTAATGGGGGCTTTTTGTATTAATATAGTCGGTAAAATGTTTCTCCTCTAAATTCTAATTCCTTGTCATTATTCTTTAAAGTAGCTATCTCAGATAAGGGGGGTATATTTTCATCATCAACTTGATATTTTTTCCCATCTTCATCTGTGTTATACTTATAGTACACTGTTTTAAGATGAATATATGGGTATTCCAAGCGTTTGTATTCTATCAAATATGGTCGAATTGTATCTTGAGACTTATATACTCCATTCTCTCCAGAACTTATTACAAAATATAGGTGTTTATTTTTTGCTGAAGGCTCCCAATATGTATCTGTTTTTTCGAATAAATTAGATGTATTAATGGGAGTTATCTTTATAACATCATTAATTGTATAAGGGGTTATAACATCAACGGTTCCTTTTTTGAAAGGCATTTCATTTTTGCGATAAAACTCATTTTTATCCACATTTACGATGTATGGTGTGTAAATATACCTACCATATTCATTAGCTATGTATAAGTTAGGATATTCGTATTTGTATTGGTATACTTTTTCATTATTTATTGAACGTCTTGTTTCTTTGTTGTGAAATGTAACTTTATTTTCATTTGGGTGAAAATAGTAAGTGGTTATATCCACATCTCCGAAAGGGTTTTTATAGTAATAAGTCCAAGTAGTCCCCGCAAGGCTTTCCTTTAACCTTGTTACTTGTTCATCCTCTTTGCTATCTTTAGAGCAGGAAAAGAGGAATATTGGTAATAAAAAGATTAGTTTTTTCATGTATAAAGTATTTGTTAGATTATTTTAAACAAGAACAATTGCTCCTGTCTACATATGTTTTTTCTCCATCATCTTGGTAATAGTAGCAACCTCCACGAGGTCCTGTGTATAGTGTTTTCCCGTTGTATTGTCCACACACTTTTTCACCTTTTTCAAGAATTCTTTCTTTGGTGTGTTTGTTTTCTTTATTAGAGCCTCCATCCTTGGAACATGCAAGGGACAGGCATAAAATCAAGAGGGTAAATATTTTCTTCATGGTAATATAAATTAAATTATAATCTGATTTTAGAATTTACTATTTTTTCCACAGTAAATACTTGTATAATCTCTTCGAAATCTACAAATTGATCTGGGTATAACGGATTGAAAGAATGACAAGTGATTTGCTGTTTTTTGCGGTCAATTTTGGTTATTTGTTTAACTATATGCCCGCTACGAGTGGTTAGTACAAAGAGTTTGTTATGAATAGGTAGGGTATCCATGCCATCTGTCCAAAGTCGTATGAGTATTTCATCATCATCAGATAGTGAACGTTTTGTCCCATCATCCATACTATCACCATTCACCCTTACAACAAGGTAGTTTCCTTCTCTATATTCACGAGGGATAAGCCGCTTATGGGTTTCAGGAAGATTTTCCACAAAAGAATCAGAGAAATCACCTCCAAGCATGCCCGCAGATACGGCAAGGTCAGCATATTCAACCATCATATAACTCTGCTCAGGAATAGGCGTTACCTCAGCAGTACCATTTTTTGATTTTAAATTTCCAATAGTGTGAGTAATATCCTTTCCATTGATAGACCCCTCGTCTGTAAGGAACATTGCCCCTTTGTTAGATAGCAACCATTCTTTGTTTATATCAGGAAAAGTATCAGTTATCTCCTCGATAAGTTCATTTGTCAATATAATATTCTCTTGGGATAGTATTGCTTCATATTGACTTATTTGCTGAGTGTTACTTTTCCTACCTCTAAGCGCAATGAATAGTTTCTTTAATCTTCTTAGTACAGGCGCTTGTTGATCGGATTCTATAGGGGTGCTTTTCAACATTTTTCCTTCCCCATTAAGTATCCATTCATAACTAATATAAGGATATTTTTTTACAATATCACTTGCTAAATCAGCGCTTATCTCATTTCTGCCATTTTTTACATGATAAATTTTTACATTATCTTTTAAACCTATTTCAAAAGCCAACTTATTGTAAGACAATTTTAAATAAGTAACTAAATCCTTTAAACGCTTAGCACTATTACTACTAACATTTACTTGTGTATCTAAATTATTTTTCATATTTCATTTAAAAAAACAATAAAAACAATACCATAACTTGTTGAAATCCAACGAAATATAATTTTAACACTAACATTAACAAACAATTATGATACGATTGTTAGTCTATGTTAGTAAATGTTTGTATTTTTGCGCTGTCAAAATGAGACAGAAACAAACAACTGTTTTTACAGGTGCAAATATAATGATAAAAATTTGAACGGCAATGAAAAAAGAGGGAAAAGTAAAAAAAACAATGAAAGATTATAGGAGAGCAATCACAGGAGACCTCTCGGATGAGGTGGCGGATCACATAAAAAAATGTAATAGGTTTAGTTTAGAGCTTGCAATGATACTTGATATAAAGCAATCGGCAGTGCTTGATGGAGCGAGGAGAAGGAGTAATAAGTTACTGAGAATTGACCTTCTTCCAATATATGAAAAATACGGATACAAACAAAAAGACTTATATAAGAAGAATCTATGACACGAGTAGAATATGCAATGAGCACCTATAATAATCTCACACTTGAAGAGGTGAAAGAGTTTCATACTATGGCAAAGTTGCTTCCTGATAATATAGACCAATATGCAGAGGCTATGAGGAGAGTGCAAAGAGAGCGCCCAAAAGACAGCTTAATGAGTATAAAGGAAGTAGCAGATTTCCTCAATATAGAAAAGCAGACAGTTACCCGTTTGGAGCGAGAGGGCTGTTTTTACAGAGTGAATGACAAGGGACATCCTAAATACTCCTTCAATGAGATAAAGGAATTTGCTCAGGGGTATGAGAAGAATAGGAGTAGAAAATAAAAAAAGCCCCGCTGGCATGCGAGGCATATGATAACAAATAAAATTTATAACGATGGCAAAATTACTACAAAAATTATTTTCTCGCAAGAGAAAAGCAAAAAAAGTGCAAGACCAACAACTACAAGTGATTAATGGCTATTTGTGCTACAACAAGCGCCGTTACAGTGAGCTAAACTACGAGAAGAAAGAGCAGTATAACGACTGCTTGATACCTCAAGCCGACAAAGAGGCTTTTGAAAAACTCCTTAGAGAAACCCAATTAAAGTATGTATTATGAGAACAATGACAAATACCGAGTTTACACGAGTGCTCAGCGAAGAACGCAAGCAACACTATTATTATAGCGACTTGTTGGACTTGAGAGAAGATAGTCACAGGTCTTTCAGTTGTGAGTTTATCACAGAAGATGATTATCCTGATGATTGGTATTGCGCAATCTATTACGATGTAACCACCCGTTGCGAAGGTAACAAGAGCAGCCATAGTATAGAGATACAGCATATTTATATCAACTTCCAAGAGGTTAAGGTTACTGAAAAACAAGAAAGCGTATTAACAATAGTACTCACCAACCGAGCCAATGAAGAATTTCAGTTTGAAGATACTGATATATATCCCGATTATGCAACTTCCAAAATGTGGTAAAAATGAAAACAACAATAGAAAAGGGCAAATGCTATGAAATAGGCGATTGGCTCGTACAGATTGACAGAATAGACGAGCGATTTATATGGGGCTTTGGTGCTGATAGTGATAGGGTGATAGGGTTTATTTCCCTTCCTATTGATAGCAAAGTAACTCGTGAAGTACCCATTAATGACTATATCAATTATATAGATGTGACAAGACAGAATATAGCAGCTGAGTTCAGGTATAGACTAAGCCAATATGAAGAATAGTAACAAGTAAAATTATATAAAAATGAATGAGAACATAATCACCGTACAACAACTCCCCGTTATCGTCTATGAGCGATTGGAAAGCGTGGGGCAAGAGATTGACAAGCGTATCGCAGCGCTTGACTTGGACAAGCAACTCGTAACAGAGGACACCAAGAAAGCCGTTAAGGACACGAGGGCAATGCTCAATAAAGAGTTGAAAGACTTTGAAGAGCAGCGCAAACGTATCAAAGAGCAAGTAATAGCACCTTACGAGGCTTTTGAGAAGGCATATAATACCTTTATCAAGGTAAAATATGAGAAAGCTGACAGCATTCTTAAGGTGAAAATTGACGAGTTCGACAGAAAGCTAAAAGCAGACAAAGAAGCACGTATCAGGGCTTATTTTACAGAGTTATGCCAAGCGAATAATATTGACTTCCTCCCCTTTGAAAGGCTTGGATTAAATATAAGGCTAAACGATAGCGACAAGAGCTTGAAGGACATCGTAAATACCAATATTGACAATGTGGTTAAAAGCCTTGAATTTATTGAAAGCCTTAATGATCCTGATGAGTATAAGGCGGAGATTCTAACAGACTACAAGCAAACCCTTGATGTAACTACTGCTATACGTAACGCTCAATATCGCAAACAGCAACGAGAAGCCGAGTTACAGAGACTTGAAGCGCAAAAAGCAGCAGCCGAGCAAGCAAGGTTAGCAGCCGAGGCAAGGGCAAAAGAAGCGGCACCACTACAAGCCCCTGAAGAAGTACCAGCTCCAGCAATTCAAGAAGCACCCGTACCACCTCAAGAAGTCCCTGCTCCAGAGCCTGAAGAAGTAACACCTGATTTGATAGTAACCAGTTTCACCGTACAAGGCACTATGGAGCAACTCAAAGCCTTGAAGGCATATATCCTTAGTAATAACATTAAAATCATAGAAGAATGAGTACAACAATCACTACTACAGACAAGAAACTAACATTAGGAAACTTCCTCAATCAAGCTAACACAGCCGACTTTTTGACTAAAACATTAGGGGCAAGAAAATCAGAGTTTGTATCTAACCTCTTAGCCCTTTCAGATAGCAACAAAGAGCTATTGCAATGTGATAATACAGAGCTTATGAAGTGTGCCTTGAATGCCACAGCCCTTAACCTGCCACTTAACAAGAACTTGGGGTATGCGTATGTTATCGCTTACAAAGATTGGAAAACACAAGAAGTACATCCTCAATTTCAAATGGGATATAAAGGCTTTATCCAATTGGCGATCCGCAGCGGTCAATATAGAACGATTAACACTTGCGAGGTGCGAGAAGGTGAGATTAAGCGTAACAAGTTCACAGGACATACTGAGTTTTTAGGAGAAAACCCTGAAGGCAAAGTCATAGGTTATTTAGCTTATATCGAGCTACAAAATGGCTTTCAGCAATCACTATATATGAGCCTTGAACAAGTGCAGACACACGTAAGTAAGTATTCACAAAGTGGAATGGATAAAAAGACGGGTGAGCTTAGGGGTGTATGGAGAAATGAATTTGACGCTATGGCAAAGAAAACAGTACTCAAGCTGCTACTTAATCGCTACGGGGTGTTATCTGTGGAAATGCAAAATGCCATAGAGAAAGACCAAGCAGACAGCGAGGGGCGTTATATAGATAATCCGCAAGGAGGTAGGTATGTACAAGATGCTGTTATCATTGAACAAAGCGAGCCTACCGATATAGTTGCTCAAGAAGAGCCAACAGCTCCTGCACATGCACCAGAAAAAATTAAGAAAGTATCATTCAAAGATGTATAAGTATGATAACAAGTTATTTTACCCTTGGACAATCGCACATATATCGTCTTAATGGACAAACCTTAGACCGTGATTGTGTGATTAAGATAACAGCCGAAAATCCAAGAGATGTAATGGTTGAGTATTTTGGCTTAGGATGGGCTTTTGAATATGATGAATGCCCTGAAATGAGATACTTCCCACGAGGGGTATATAACCTAACTGATAACAAATGGGAATAGCAAAAGTCATTAATTCAGGTAGCGAGGGCAACGCCGTGATATACAACAACGCAATAATGGTAGATTGCGGCGTTTCTCTCAAAGCCTTACAAGAAGTCAAACATTCCTTAAAAATAGTACTCCTAACTCACAAGCACAGCGATCACCTAAAAATACGCACTTTGCAGCGGTTACAAGCTGAGCGACCAACCTTGCGGGTAGCTTGCGGTGATTTTCTCTTAGAGGAGTTGCCTTGTATCAAGAATATAGATGTATTGCAAGTTGGTAAGATATACGATTACGGGGCGTTTAAGGTATCACCTGTAAAGCTATATCACGATGTACCTAATTTCGGTTGGCGGATCTTCCTACCCAACGGACAAAAGATATTCCACGCTACCGATACAGTACACTTGGAGGGTATCACGGCTAAGGGTTATGACCTCTATGCTATTGAGCATAACTATTGCGAGGAGTATATACAGCAAGCGATAGAAGAAGCACGAGCCAATGGAGAATATACCCATGCTTACGGAAATATCAATACACACCTGAGCATACAACAAGCGAGGGCGTTTATTGAAGCAAACAGAAAGGAAAGCAGCGAAGTATTAGAACTGCATAAAAGTAGAAGTTTTTATAAATAAAATTAAAGTAAAATGGATACAGCAAAAGAAAGAGAAGCAAAGAAGAATAAAATTCTATTCGATATAATGGAATTTTTGAAAGACAAAGGAATTTCCACAGATGATAGGATGAGAATAAGGCACTCTATTGTAAAGATAAGAGAATTAGACCACGAAAGACCTATTGTTTTTAACGACAAGTGGAAAGGTTATGAAGGGTATGAGATAAAGGGTAAAAATAACATATCGGCTACTTACGAGGAAGCTCGCCTACTTGAAATTTTTGAAAGAATGTTTTTACCAGAGGAAGTAGAAAAGAAGCAGATAAATCAAAAACTATACGATTTACTCGCCATTGTTTACAAATTATGTGATTATAAATCTGAAGGAATTGAATTTAAATTAAAAAAATAATGGAAGTACAAGGGCGAATAAAGCAGATATTCCCCTCTCAGGTGATAGGACAAAACGGCTTTGAGAAAAGGGATTTGGTGATAGTAACAGAGGAGCAATACCCGCAAACGATCATCATTCAATTTACCCAGCAGCGTTGCGACTTATTAGACAGCTTGCAAGTGGGGCAAGTTGTAAAGGTATATATCAATATCCGAGGGCGTGAATGGACAAACCCACAAGGAGAGACCAAGTACTTTAACACGATTGAGGGTTGGAAAATTGAGGTGATACAGACTACTAATGTAGCTTATCAGCAGCAGGCACCACAGCAGCCAGTAGCACAAGCAGCGCCTGCACCGCAACCACAAAGAGCACCTCAGCAGGTACAACAACCGCAGTTATTTGATAACCACGGAAAAGAGCCTAACCCTGCAATATATGGGGAGGACGGATTGCCTTTTTAGTAACTTAAAAAATAAAGGAAAAAATGGAAACAATATTTAAAGTAGGAATGGAGGTTTGGGATAAAACAATATCACCAAACAAAGGAAAAGTAATAGAGGTTTTAGAGGATACAAAATTTGACTTCCCTATTAAGGTTGAATTTGATGACGGATTAAAAATTCAATACACTAATAAAGGTTGTTTTGTCAAAAGTAAAGGTGCAATTAGTACATTATCTTCTTCGGATTATTCACTCGAACTTGAAGGCTTTGAACAAAAAGCACCTGCACCAACTTATGAGGATATAGTCAAAGAGAGAAACTATATTTATTTACCTGAAAATTTAGTAGCTCCTAATAAAGAACTTGCTGATGCAGTAGTGGCACTCTTAAAACTTCTATTTCTTAGAGACTATTACAATGAGGGTTGGCAGCCTGATTGGAAAGATAATAATTGGAAACACTTTATTCTTTTTGATGAGGGTAATTTAGCAAATGGTTCTAATAAAAGTAGTTGTAGAGTTTTATTTTTCAAATCAGAAAAAGTTAGAAATAAATTCCTCGAAGAACAAAGAGAACTATTAGAAATAGCAAAACCTTTATTATGACAAAAGCAATAATTGTCCTGGTGTTAGTCCTTGACCTCCTTAACCTTCTTTTCTTGATAATTCAAAGGGAATATGCCAAAGCTGCTTGTACCATAGTAATAGCTCTATTACTCTGTCTATCCATCAAAGACTGTGAATATGAAGAAGAAGATGATGACGATCCTCCATTAAATACAGCATAACGCCTGTAATATTAGGTAATTAGTATAACAAAAAGCAAGTATCAATCGGGATAGTAGCAGGTTCGAGTCCTGCCTTGCTTTCAAAAATTAAAGATAAAATGGAAGAACTTAAAAAAGAAGCAAAAGATATTCAAGATTACTTGGAGATTACTTGCTCAGATAACCCAGAGGAAATGGTTGAACGTATTAAAGATTTGTCTGTATATATGGCTCGTAGTGGTGAGATGTTGGCAAAGGCAAAGTATCTCTACAACCAACGTACAACCGCTGAAATTACAAAGACAATTATAGCCATAGCAAAGGAACAATATCTATCGGCAACGGCTCAAAATGCCTTAGTTAAGGCTATTGCTCAAGAGGAGCAGTATCTTGTAGATTGGTTGGAGCGTATCAACCGTTGTTGTACTCATCAGATAGAAGCCCTTAGAAGTCTTCTAAGTTATGAAAAAGAGAATCTAAGAATAACAAAAACGGGATATTAACCTAAAAAACAATAACTAACAACCGATTTGAGAGGAGATTGAGTGCGCATAAATCTTTATCAAATCTCTAATTTCAAATCAAAAATGAACGAGTATCAAGAATTTTTAAAATCAAAGCAGAAGTCAAAAGAGCATAAAGGCTTTGCCGCTTTGCCAATGAATGACAAGCTGTTTCCTTTTCAGCAGTTCATTGTGGAGCGTAACATCAGCAAGGGCAAACACGCTGTATTTGCTGATTGTGGACTTGGAAAGACCGTAATGGAGCTTGAGACAGCAAGCCAAATTGTAAGGCACACCAATAAGCCCGTGTTAATCATTGCCCCTTTGGTAGTGGTCGCACAGACCAAAAGAGAAGCCGAGAAGTTTGGGTTTGACCTTGATAAGGTAACCATTACCAACTTTGAGAACTTACACAATGTCAATCCGCAGGAATATACAGGGCTGATAGTAGATGAAAGTTCGATAATGAAGAATTTTGAAGGGCAAATCAAAAAGCAACTATTTGAGTATTTCCATAATACACCTTACAAGTTTGCTTTTACAGCTACACCATCGCCAAACGACCCTATGGAGCTTGCTAATCACTCTGAGTTTTTAGGTTATCAAAGCAGGTTAGGAATGCTTGCTACCTACTTTATCAATGACCAAGACCACACCAGTAAATGGAGATTGAAAGGGCATGCGATTGAGAGGTTCTATCAGTTCGTATCGAGTTGGGCAATAATGCTAACCAATCCCGCTGATATAGGATACCCAATGCAAGGATACGACTTATCAGAGGTGATATACAAAGAACATCAGATTATCACTGAAAATGACTTTAGCAATGGTATGTTATTTCCAAGTTTAGCAGTATCTGCTACTGAATTTAACAAGGAACTAAGGAGAACAAAAGAGCAGCGTATCACAAAGGCAATAGAGATAGCTAATGCGAATGATGAACCACACATTGTATGGGTGAAACATAATGACGAGGGGAAAGAAGTTACTGCGGGTATTCGTGGGGCTGTGGAAGTGTCAGGAAGTGACAAACCCGAAGAAAAAGCGCAAAAGCTGTTAGACTTTGTAGATGGGAAGTTTAGAGTATTAGTTACTAAGCCAAAGATAGCCCAATATGGTTTGAATTTTCAACACTGCCTAAATCAAACTTTTATGAGTCCTGACTTTTCTTTTGAGGGTTTTTACCAAGCAGTAAGACGTTCTCACCGATTTGGAAAGAAAGGGGATGTAACAGTAAATATTGTAACCACAGATACTATGCAGAATGTTATTAGTATCATCAAAGAAAAAGAGAAGCAATTCAAACAAATGCAACAATTAATGATTAATAACCAAACACTATGGAACAACCAAAATTCACAGCTATACACGGCGATTGCGTAGAGGAGGTGGCAAAACTCCCTGATAACAGTATAGACTTTTCAATATTTAGTCCTCCTTTTGCTGAATTGTATGTTTATTCAGATGATATACGAGATATGGGCAATTGCCAAGATTATGAAGAGTTCTTTGTACATTTTCAGTTCCTTGTAAAAGAGTTAGCAAGAGTAGTTAAGAAAGGGAGACTTGTAGCTGTACATTGCATGGACTTACCTGCAATGAAAGGCAAAGATGGGTATATTGGTCTTAAGGACTTTTCAGGAATGCTTATTCAGGCTTTTGAGAAGGAAGGGTTTATTTATCACGATAGGATCACAATATGGAAAAGCCCAGTAGTGGAAATGACACGAACCAAATCAATAGGGCTACTACATAAGACCATTAAGAAAGATAGCAGCCTATCACGTACAGGGATCCCTGATTACATCTTAGTCTTTCGCAATGCAGGTGATAACTTAGAGCCAATCACTCACCAGGATAAAGACGAGAACAAGGAAAATTACCTCCCCGTGAATTTGTGGCAAAAGTACGCTGAGCCAGTGTGGTATGACATCAACTACTCCGATACCTTGCAATATACCTCTGCACGTGAAGAGAAAGATGAGAAGCATATTTGCCCTTTACAATTGGAAACCATCAGACGTTGTTTGCACCTATGGAGTAACGAGGGAGAGACAATACTCAGCCCTTTTGGCGGGATAGGAAGTGAGGGATACGAGAGTCTAAGGCTTAATCGTAACTACATAGGGATAGAGCTTAAAGAGTCGTATTATAAGCAAATGCAGCGTAATCTTAAGCGTATGATAGCAGACAAAATGCAACCTAAATTATTTTAAATACTCATTCATTTTTCCTTGTCTTTTGCCCTCGCTTGTACTTGGTATGTAATGTTAAGGAGAGGGCTTAGGGCAAGTGATTATAAAAACTAAAAACATGACAAAAGACTTAATATTCAAAGAGAGTTGGTTCAAAGCAATGCAACACCTTCCTCTACCAGAACAAAAAAAAGTAACCATGGCTATATTGCATTATGCATTTGCTGATGAGGATTGGGAGAAGGTACTCCGCCCTCAATCACGAGCGGTATTCCTGCTAATAAAAGCAGACTACCACATGCAAGAAAAGATTTCTTTAAAAATCAATTATCACGTTCATTTAAATAATAACCAATGGAAAGAGAAAGTTTTGTCTTTTATAGTTCATTCTTAAAAGCTATCCGAGCGATAAAAAAGAGGGACATTCAAGCTGAGTTAGCACTTGCCATAATCGAGTATGGAATAACAGGTGAGACTACTGAATGTGGCGAGGTAGTGAGTGTAGCAATGGAACTTATAAAACCACAAATAGAAGCTAATAATCAAAGGTATATTAATGGGAAAAAAGGTGCAGAGCATGGGATAAAAGGAGGAAGACCGAGAAAAGAAAACCCCATAGAAAACCCCATAGAAAACCCCACTGAAACCCCTAAAAAACCCCTAAAAAACCCCACTGAAACCCCTAATGTAAATGATAATGTAAATGTAAATGATAATAATATTTCTTTTTTAAAAAAAGAAACAAAAAGCGACTTTGAAAGTTTGGAAAGTTTTGAAAGTTTGAAAAATGAAAACATCTCTTTAGACACTCTTCAAATTCCAAAAGAACAAAGCGGCGGCGGGCGGAAGAAATTCACCATACCAACCCCTGAAGAAGTGCAGGCTTATTGCGATGAGCGCAAGAATGGTATTTTAGGGCAACAATTCTGCGACTTTTACAGCGCCAAGGGTTGGAAGATTGGAAAAGAGCCAATGAAAGACTGGGAAGCAGCAGTGCGTACATGGGAGATGAGAAGAAAAGACCAATCACCCCCTATAGTGCAACCACAACCGCAAATTTCAACGCCAAAACGTATCCGCTTTGATGAATACGGAAACGAAGTTGTTTATTAAAAAATAGGCTTAAAAATGCAAAACAGAAAAATACCAAATGACCCTGAATTAGAGGCTATCGTACTTGGGGGCATGCTCATAGAGCAACGAGGAGTTTCTGAGGTAGTTGAAGTAGTGAAAGACACGAATGTTTTTTACAACCCTAAAAACGCCCTTGTTTATGATGCCATCCTCTCCCTATACAAGTCCTCGCAAGGGGTAGACATGATGACTGTGAAAACGGAGCTTCAGAGAACAGGCAAGCTCAAAGAAGCGGGAGGAGGTAGTTACCTTGTGGCGCTCACAGAAAGAGTATCCTCTTCAGCGCACATACAGAACCACGCCATGCTTCTTATGCAGATGTACGTTAAGCGTAAGAGTATCGAGGTAGGTTATAACCTGGCTGAGCAATCATACGAGGATGATACGGATATATTCGAGTTGCTTGATGGCTCTTACAAAGAGCTTGATAAGATTTCTGATTGGCTGTCAATTAAGCAACCCAAGGAGATATGCGATTATCTCACAGAAGTACTCAAGACCAAGGCAGAGAGGGCGGGAATACCTACCGCAGTGAGAGATATTAACCTCAAGCTCAACGGCTACCAACCAAGCGATCTGGTAATCATAGCAGGGCGACCTGCCATGGGAAAGACAGCATACGCTCTAAGTGATGCTCTCCATCAGGCACGAATGGGATACCCTGTAGGTGTATTTTCTCTCGAAATGAGTGCACGACAACTAACCGCAAGGCTATTTGCCAACTATGCGGGGATAGATAGCAATAAGTTATCTATTGGCACGCTTTCACAGAGTGAGATGGATGTAGCCGTAAGTCTCCGTCCTTCATTCGGAAAGTTGCCATTGTATATTGATGACGAACCTTTTCTCACTCTGTTATCGCTTAAAATCAAAGCGAAAAAGTGGGTGAGAGAAAAGGGGGTAAAGATAATTTACATAGACTATCTCCAGCTCATCAGTAACTCCCAGAGAGGGCGTACACGAGACCAAGAAATTAGTGAAATATCTCGCACTCTTAAAGGGTTGGCTAAGGAATTAGATATACCTATCATAGCACTATCCCAATTATCTCGAACAGTAGAGGCACGAGGAGATAAACGACCCATGCTTTCAGACCTTCGAGAATCGGGAGCTATAGAGCAGGATGCTGACAATGTACTATTCCTATATCGTCCTGAATATTATCAGATACCCCAATGGGAGGACGGCACGCCAACCGATAATGAGGTAGAGGTTATCATCTCAAAGTTTCGCAATGGCACAACAGGAGGAATAATAATAGGCTGCCAGCTACAATACATGCGCTTTTTTGAACGAGGAGGAAGCGTAAGTATGAATATTCAACAAGAAAATAATTTACCAAAAATTGACCCTAAAAACAACAGTCCATTTTAAGATGAAAAGTACAAAATTTTTAACAGAACTAAGAGCGAGGGGCTTACAAATCACAGAGAAGGAAGCGCAACACCTCATGGAAATAGCTGTAGCTGATTATCGTGAAAATCAAGTGAAACCTATACTCAAGAGGGAAAATATGGCTCATTACCTAATCCTTGCATTAGCATTCTCGGATGCTACTAACGAGCTGTTACACATGATTGACGAGAGCAATCTAAAGTATAAGTTCAAAAGCAATTTCAAGAATGTGAAGAAGCACACAAGAGATATTGTAGAAGAATTTTACAGAGTAAATAAAGCCGACACTCAACTCCTTGAAGCATTTAAGTCTTATGCTGATGATATATCGGAAATCGTGTATCTACATTTGGATAGTATCAATGATAACAATAAAAAATAAATGAAAATCATCGACCTTTTTAGTGGTATTGGTGGCTTTGCGCTCGGCTTTCAGAGAGCAGGCTACCAATTCACAGAGCATTATTTTTCAGAAATAGACAAACATGCTATTGCTAACTATAAACACAATTTTCCCCATGCCAAATACATCGGAGACATTACCACTCTTCACGGAGGAGACTTTACAGACATTGACATTATCTCTTTCGGATCGCCTTGCCAAGATTTCTCACTTGCTGGAAGAAGAGCGGGGCTTAAAGGAGCCAAAAGTAGCCTTATCGCGCACGCAATTGCCCTCATTGCTCAGCTCAGACCAAGTGTTTTTATCTGGGAGAACGTTAAAGGAGCTTTCTCCTCTAACGCTCGTGCAGACTTTTGGGCAATTCTCCAAGCGTTTGCCAACATTGGGGGTTATAGACTTGAATGGCAATTGCTTAATACGAGCTGGGTTTTACCCCAAAATAGAGAGCGGATATACCTTGTCGGACATCTTGGAGGAAAAAGTATCCCAGGAGTATTTCCTATCGGAGAAAATGATAAATTACTTGACAGAAAGACAAGGGAAAAAGGTTGGAGAGGTGGAAATTTCAAATCTTCACTTGCACGAACAATAACAGCCCGCTACTCCAAGATGGGGAGTTATGATACTTATATAGTCCCAAAGGTTGCCGCCACACTCACAGGCGGAGGGCACTCAGGAGGACTACACTCGGACATGACTGTGATAAGACAACTTAAAAGAGGGAAAAATAAAGGTGCTGACCTCAAAATCTGCCCTACTATATCGAGTAATGCTTTTCAAGAAAATAATTTACTTAATGGTGTGCGCCGCCTTACAGAGATAGAATGCGAACGCCTGCAAGGGTTTCCTGACAACTTCACCCAATATGGTGACTATAACGGGAGAATAAGGCGTATCTCAAAAACACAACGATACAAGCTAATCGGCAACGCCGTAACTGTGGATATAGTAGAATTAATAGCCAAAAGATTAAAATTTATAGTAGATGAATTTACACCTTACACTCAAGAAAAACTGGTTTGACCTTATTCTCTCAGGAGAGAAGAAGGAAGAATACCGAGAGATCAAGCCCTATTGGGAAAAGCGGCTTATCGGAAAGAAATATGATAGGATCATCTTTCGCAATGGGTATAGGAAGAACGCGCCACAATTTACAATGAAACTAAAAAGTATCACCCAAGGCACAGGAAAGAGCGAATGGGGTGCAGAAGAAGGAAAAATATACTTTGTACTTAGTTTAGGAGAAATTATTAACACTAAAAATATTGACAAAAGCGATGCAAATTATAAATAATACAGGAGCCATAATCAAAGAACAAATTAACTTAGGCAACATTGATGATTTGAATATTGATGATTTGTTTAAAGATAACACTAATAACAAGAAAATGAAAAAATACACATTTTGCAAAATATATGAGTATGAAGATATGCAAGTACTCATAGAAAAAGATTATTGTAAGGAAAATCTTTACAAAATTAAAGCATCTACCTTTAATGGAGAAATATTAAGATGTTTTTATTTTGGTTATATAAAAGAGGAAGAAGCAGATGAATGTTTTGATACAATGACAGAAGAAGAAGTATTAAGATATTTAAAAAATATAGATACAAAAGAGAACAAAGATGAAAAATAACAGCTACCCCTCTTGGCTCGTCTCATTGGAGATAGCGAAAGAACTTAAAGAAATAGGGTTTAATGAACCTTGTTTGGTAGAAAATGTTGAAACACATTCAGAAGACTATTATTTTATAAATTTTGAAGAAGAGATGTGTTCTGATGTAAGTATTATGTTAGAAGATGTAATATTTGTAAAAAATCAATTTTTAGAAGATGAGTTAGGTATATACAAACACTTTGTTTTAAAAACTGCAATTCCCACTTGGGAACAAGTATTTGAGTGGTTTAGAGAGAAGGGTTATGAAAGTTACATTAAATTAGAGAGTCATTCTCATTTCGATGAAGGTAATTACTATTATTTTGAGATTACAAAGCCTAATCTACGTCAATTAGATTGGCAAGGTGATTTTGACGATTACAATGAAGCCCGTGAAGCCCTCGTAAAAGCACTCATACGAACCTATAAAAATGAACAACTATGAATAAAAAACTCATCGTCCTATCAGGAAAGAAAAGAGTCGGCAAAGACACCGTGGCTAATCTATTCAATGACTACACCCAACGTAAATACGAACTAAGAGCCTTTGCCGAGCCTGTAAAAGAGATAGTGTCTCAAGTAACAGGACATACCCCCTACATATTAGACCTATACAAGGAAAGCCGATTAGTAGATGTCAATGGTATATCGAGCAACCTAACCATAAGAGAGCTGTACCGAAAGACAGCCGACTTTTACAAGGAACTACTCGGAGAGGATATATTCGCTAAGCTAATGCTAAGGCGATTGGCATATGAGAATTACGAATTTCCAAGAGTAATTATCACAGACATGCGCTTCAAAGTGGAGTATGAGCAGATGGAACTACTTGATCCTATCTTTATCCGTGTGAAAAGAGACATGGGTAATATGGATACCCACCCCTCTGAAACAGACCTTGACGATGTGCCTGATAGTTATTTTCATTTTGTGATTGATAACACATGCACACGGACCCAACTCAAGGAACAAGTACAAACCATTGTCAAAAAGTTAAGAATATGAAATTATATATCTCAGGAAAGATTAGCGGGACAGACCTCTCTCATACTCGTAAGAGGTTCAGTGATATAGCCAATAAGCTCCAATCATTAGGTCACGAGGTTATCAATCCTCTTTGTAACGGACTATCTGAAACAGATCCTTGGGAGGCACATATTGCTAAGGATATTGCTAACCTATTGCAATGTGAGGGTATATACATGCTACAAGGATGGGAGGAAAGTCAAGGAGCAAGGATAGAACACGCTATGGCAAAAGATGCTAAAATAATAGTATTTTACGAGTAAAAAAGTAATGATTTAGGGTTACAAAGAGCTTATTTCTGTATCCTCGTAACCCTTTATTTACTTGTTTTTAAAATTACAATTTAACAAAATGAGTTATATTTATTGTTGGTTTTATTGTCGTTTTTACATACGTTTTTGCATGTGTAAATGTTACTCATTTTCAAATAATTATATAAAAAAATTGTAGGAATAGTTTAAATATTTTTGTACCTTTGCGCTTTGAAAGGATTTAACAATCTAATATTATATTTCAGGTTATGAAGACAAACCAAAACATGATTCGTAAAATGGGTAACTTTGATGTTATCCAGCGTACTAAGGATGGATTTTTCAATGCTACCACCTTATTAAAACAATGGAATGAGTTCGTAAGGAATGTAAATTTGAATGATATAAATTTTGACCAAATCAATGAAAATTTAAATAGGGGGAATTCCCCCCATTTGAAAGAGAAGGATATTAAAGAGTTTTTCTCAAATAAATCTACACAAGAATATATAGGCGTCATACTATCAAAGGAAAATCTTAGTAATAAAAATTCTGTATATACAGCAAACAGAGGAAATAAAGGAGGTACTTGGATGCACCCTATGTTGTTTATTGACTTTGCTATGTGGCTTAATTCTTATTTCAAATATGATGTATTAAGATTTGTATCTGATGAAATGATTAAGTACCGAAACCTTGCAGGAGATAGCTATAAAATATTAGCTTCACATGTAGCGACTATCGTTCCTAAACAGCTTATGCCTATGGCTATGAAAAAGATAGCACAAGGATTGAATTTTATAGTTTTTGGAGATCATAAGCACGCTATGCGTAATGAAGTAGGAGAAGAAACCAAGCAAGTAGAACTTTTCCAACTACAACAAAAAGTGGCTGACCTTATAGGAGATGATTTCATAAAGTCATTTGACGAACTAATAACCTACCTCCGAAAGTTATATGGAAGGAAATACACACCTAAAGCCTTAATAAATTAACTACAAAGCCGCCTAATGACAACAAATGTAATAACCCCTAAAATAAAGAACAGCAGTCAGCTAAAAAGGAGGTATCGTATAATGAAAGCATTTCTCCTTATTAAGTATGCCCATTTATACAGCCAGAGATGCCTACATCAATCCTTGATGAAGTCAAAGAATGACTATCACACAGCGGAGAATGTATCCAATATGATAAATGATATATTCGGAGGACAGACTACCCCAAAAGATTTTATCTGTGATAAGAACGAGCAAGCAGATAAGTGTATTAGCCTAACCGAGGAGATGAAATCATACGAAGGGGCGCTAAAAACACTAAATATCGACCCTCAATATGCATATGCTTTTTGCGCTGATGTAGAATATAACAACTCAGTTCCATTATTCAGATGTTACGGACAACTTGCTATGTATGTAATAGGTCATATTATGAATTATGACTTAGGAATGATAACAAAAGATGAAGCCTTAAAAAAATACAACACCTTAAGGATTTTGAATTTGCTCCTAAAAACCTATCTGTGGTAACTCGTAAGATAGTGCTTCAAGTAGAAGAAGCTTTTGGATTAGTCTTTTTAAGAAGAATTGTAAGAAAATTCAAAAAAGAGTACAAGGGCAAAAAAATTAAAGTGACAATAAAAAGTAATGTACCCCTATGAAACACCAAGAAAGCACCCTACAAACCTCCTGTGTGAAATGGTTTAGGATCCAGTATCCTAACCTCGTGATATACGCCGTCCCTAATGGTGGCAGTCGAAATGTACGCGAAGCACAACGCCTCAAAGCTGAGGGAGTACTCGCAGGAGTGGCTGACTTGGTGGTACTGCTCCCACAAGGGAAGAGCTTGTATATTGAGATGAAAATTAAGGGCAATAAACAAACAGACAATCAAAAAGACTTTCAGAAAATTGCCGAAACACTCGGACATACTTACGCTGTATGCTATTCCTTTGAGGAGTTTAAGGATATTATCGAAAAAGAGATGAAAAAAATTATATACAATAATCATTGTTAAATTATATACTCTATGAAAAAAACTAAATCAAGTACAGAAACCAAAAAGACAAGAGGAAGACCATCAAAGCTCCTTACTTGGATAGAAGCATTTAAGAAGGTAGTAAATGAAGATATTAACGCAATTATTCTAACAGATGATGAACTAAGAATGCTAACTAATGATTTAGTGGAGGAAAAGCAACAAGTAGCAGATAGAACATTTGAAAGTTGGAAAGCTGGAGGGGTAAAAGACCCTTTATATTTTGATTTTTTGCGCCTTTATAAAAAAGCACTTACTATTCAAAAAAAGAATTTATTTAAGAAGCTCCAAAGTGATGATGATAAATGGCAGAAGTATGCTTGGATAATAGAGCGCAAGTTCGATGATTGGAACTTGAGAAGTAAGCAAGAGGTAACAGGTAAGGACGGCAAAGATTTACAGCCATTTCAAGTAACAGGAATAATAATTAAATAATTACTTATGCGTAATGTAGTGCTTGAGTTTAACAGTAACGGAAACAGCAAACAAAAAGAATGTGGCAAAGCGTGGGCTAATGATGATATTGATGAGGTGCTATATGGAGGAGCCAAGGGAGGAGGAAAGTCTTTTATTGGTTGCTCTTTGATATTTGCCGATGCTTTTATGTATCCAAACACACAGTACTTTATTGCTCGTAAGCAGCTGAATGACTTGAGACGATTTACCATACCAAGCATTCATGAGGTACTAAATGGCTGGGGAATACCGCAAGAAGCATATAAGTACAATGGTCAGGATAATTACTTCGAACTGTTCAACGGTTCAAGAGTGTTGTTATTAGATTGTAGGTACTTACCAAGCGACCCGCAATACCAGCGATTGGGTTCAATGCAATTTACACGTGGGTGGATAGAAGAGGGTGGGGAGTTCGATTATGATAGTTATTCTAATTTGAAAATATCAATCGGGCGGTGGAAAAATAGAGAATACAATTTGAAAGGAAAATTACTCATCACTGCTAACCCCTCTAAGAATTTCCTATACAAGGAATTTTACACCCCCTACAAGGAGGGCACACTTGATAATAGAAGGGCATTTATTCAGGCCCTTCCGTATGACAATAAGATGTTACCAAAAGAATATATTCAGAACTTAGAAAGTACATTACGAGGGGCAGAGAAACAGCGATTATTGCATGGGCTATGGGAGTATGATGATGATCCGAATGCTTTATGTGACTATGATAAGATACTGGCTATTTTTAAGAATGACCAAATACCCATAGATAAGGAAATGTTCCTATCTGCGGATATTGCACGCTTCGGCTCTGACTTGTGTGTTATAGGTGTATGGAGAGGATGGGAGTTAATAGAGGTACACACATTGGCTATATCAGCAATGACGGAGGTACAAGGGCTTATACACACCCTTAGAATGAGGTATAACATACCCAAGGGGAATTGTATTGCTGACGAGGATGGTGTAGGTGGAGGGGTAGTAGATAACACGGGTATTGTTGGGTTTAAGAACAACAGCTCCCCTCTTGATGAGAATGGACAAGCTACCAGCTACAAGAACCTGCAAACGCAATGCTTGTACAAGTTAGCCGAGCGTATCAATAATAACGGCATATATATTAGCGCTGAGCTATCAGAGAAGACAAAAGAGCGTATTATAGAAGAGTTGGAACAGATAAAGAGTGACAACAAGGACGGGCAAAGGCTGTCAGTGATTAACAAGGATACGATAAAACAGAACATAGGACGAAGCCCTGATTATCGTGACATGATACTCATGCGAGAATACTTTGACTTAAAACCGAAAAAGACATTTAAACCAATATTCAGATGACACTACTACAATATCTACTCATGCCAACTGAAAGGCAAAAGCAAACTACTCTATTATTAGAAGTGGTTAAGCCTTTGCCTTTCTTTTATCGAGGCTTTTGGAGGTGGAAGAAAAAGCATGGTATAGAACATATAACAGACCTCACATGGGGAGAAGTGCGAGAGATAATAGACCTAATGAGCAGCGGGGAGCTCTCTCAAGTTGCAGAAGCATTCAAGAAGGTATATAAGATAAAGCACCCATCAAGAATGAATGTGTATCGCTTTTATGCGTGCATCAAGCACCTAGCTAATGAAGTGAAGCGAGTTCTCGAACAAGAGTATAAGGCTTTCCAAGGAGAACCAAGCCCATACGAAGCACAGCTACAACAAGCAGGAGCTGAGCAGTTGCAACCATTCAACGACCTTGCCACTATTGACACAATGGCGCAAGGTGATGTCCTGAGATACGAACAAATAGAAGAATTGCCTTACAATGTAGTATTTTACAGCCTATATTACAAGACTATTAGGCAGAACGTAGAGAACAGATTACAACAAATAATAACAAAAAGATGATACGATTAATTATAGATGGGCAAGAAGCCGACTTGCTCAATGATGAGTTTACTTGGAATATGCAATGTGCTAATTTCTTTTCATTTGACACACGGCAATTCTCATGCTCAGATGTTATGTACCTACCTATGAGTACCAACAATAATGAGATATTCGATTATGCAGGCATGGTAGGTAGTGTAAGTGGACGACCTCAAAGAGCTTACGAGGAAGTAGAAGTACTTGTGGAGGGAGTGCCAATTGTACGACACGCTAAGGGCTACCTTATGGGGGTGTATAATGATGCATACAAATTCGCTTTTCACGAGGAAACGAAAGATGTATATCATTGGTTGAACTTGTATAAGTTATCCGATATAATAGGAAATAAATTGACCCATAGTAAAAATGCAGATGTAATAACAAGTACTTCTCAAGCTTATGCAATAGAGACTATCAGAGACCGCGAGGATAATTATAATACAGGATACTTATATCCAGTGGCTGAATATGGAGGAGATACCTTAATAGATGGGGCTTATAACTTCTACTATTGCCCACCCGCAATACATGTTATGTGGATTTTTAAAGAAGTAATGAGAATGTCAGGGCAAAGGTTTGAAGGATCTTTTTTCAATTCCAAAATGTTCAAAACCTTATTCATTACTACCTCTCAGGTGCTTAACACAGGGGAACCAAAAGGGGTGTTAGTGCAGTTCGAGCAGACTAATATTAAAGGCGGCACCTCTAAAAAAGCAAATGGATTAGAAGCAGTAGAAGCCTATCTAACAATTAACAACCCTCGTCACCCCTCTTATTTTAACAAAGTGGAAAATAAAACTCCCTTCTTGCAAATGCCATCAGATAGTACTGGATCTTGGGATTTTGTGATTTCAGGTAGGATACAAGGTAATTCCACTTTAAGACCAGATATAGAAATATATAAGAATGATGATGTAACCCCTATATGTAAAGGAAGTGCAGGAGGAATATATATAGAAGAGTTTAGAGACACTAATACTAACGGATGGGTGTTTTCTATAAAAATACCTGACTTACTTTCAGCTAATGACAGAGTATTTGTAAGGCTATTGTTAGCAGGAGGTCGTCTTGAAAATACATATATTGGCACTCCTGAGATACGATTTAAAATCGAACAAACCTCTATGCAGAATGTTAATAAGATGGTATCCGACCTCTCTATGTTAGATCTGTTCAAAGAGTTGATGATTATGTTTGGGCTTACTCCTATGAAATTAGATATAGACGACCCTGTGCAACACTTCTTTACTGTAGATGAAAGGCTTAATGAAGCTCCTCTAATAGATTGGACAGATCAATTTGTAAGGGTCACAAACTTAGAATTTCATGTGCCAACAGCATCCTATGCAAGGCGTAATCATTTCCTATATAAGAAGTATGACGAGCAAGAAAATAAGCAATTCGGAGCAGATGGGGTGATGGTGATAAATGATGATCTACTCGCATTCAAGAAGGAAAGAGAGGGTAAATTCTTTGCAGGGGTGGATATTGAAAAATCAAAGAAACTTCAATACGATAGTAATGTATTGCAAGAGTTTCACTTCTGGGAAAAAGAAGTAAAAGAAGAAGGTGGAGGAGTGAAAATAAGTTACAAACCAAAAGATAATAGATTTCACATCTTCAATGTTACTGCTGATGAATTGTTATTTCAAGATAAAGGGACAATAAAAGGGGATGATATTCATATAAACGATTTTTATCTTACTCCTTGCCGTGCATCGTTTTCGAACTTACGATGGAATAAGCTCATAGAGTCTTATTATGGTAACTTTAATAATGTACTCAATCACATGCGAGTATATACATGCGAGATGAACCTAACCGCGCTTGATATTCATCAATTCAACTTTTTCAAGCGCATATACATTATGCAACTTGGAGGGATATTTTTACCTAACAAAATCACCTTCAAGGCACATGGATTGGCAGTAGTAGAATTAATTAAGATAGAACCAATAGAATAATATAAGATGGCAACAACAATCGCACAATTAGATATAGATGTAGACGAGGTCACTAAGAAGGCTGGAGAGACAAGAAAGAAACTCATGGAGATAGCCGAAGAGATGAAGGCCCTCAAGAAGAATTTCGCAGAGGGAAATATATCCGTGGAGGAATATACTCAACAACTATCACAACTTACAGCTGTACAAAAGGAAACTCAAAAGGACTTGCGTACGTATGAAAGTATTATGCAGGCAAATGTAGCCGCAAATGGCGCAGCCATGCAATCTAACACGCTCCTAACTGGGTCAATTAGGGAGTTATCCGCGGCATTATCTCAGAACAAGAAGGCTTATTCGGAAATGTCAGCTGAGCAGAGAGAAAGTGCCGAAGGTAAAGCCTTATTAGCTACTATACAAGAACAAGATAAGGCATATAAGGAGCTACAGAAAAGCATAGGCAACACACAAGTAGATGTAGGTAACTACAAACAAGCCATATTGGACGCATTGGGGGATAACAATTCCTTTGGGGTATCCTTAAATGGTATTATCGCAAACCTCGAATCTATGAAATCCAAAATGTCAGGGCTTGCGACTATCATCATGAATTACATTAATTACAACAAGGCATCAGCAACAGCCATGAATGCCACAGCAGCAGCCACTGCAAAGAGTTCTTTAGCAATGAAGATATTCAGAGGAGTGCTTGTAAGTACAGGTTTAGGTGCTATTATCGTTCTATTAGGTAGCCTTGTGGCGTATCTTACAAGCACGCAAGAGGGGATAGATAAGGTTGCAAGGGTAATAACTCCACTGAAGGTGGTATTTCAAACTTTATGGGGAGTAGTGCAGAATGTAGGTAAGGCGTTGGTTGAAGCGTTCACCCATCCTAAGAAGATATTAGATGACTTATTAAAGTTCATTGAAGGGCAAGTGATGAATCGTATCAATGGGGTGGTGAATGTATTCAAGGGCTTAGGCAGTATTCTTACAGGAGATATAAAAGAAGGGCTCAAGCAGGTAGGTGAAGGCACACTACAGACAGTAACAGGAGTTAAAGACTTGACCGGAGAGGTTAAGAAGTCCATAGAGTCAATGAAGCAGATGGGTAAAGAGATGAAAGATACCATCAATGAAGCACTGGAGCGAGGAGCAAGGATAGAGGAGATAAATCAAAAACTATCAGCATCAGAAGCTGACTTTATCGAGCAAACAGCAGCACTTAAGGAGCAATTTAAGGCACAAAATAAGATAGCCGAGGACACTACTAAGACTTTTAAAGAAAGAGAGGAAGCCGCAAGGAAGAGTATAGAGATACAGAGGAGTATCAACGCATTGGCAAGGGAACGAAACGGATTAGAACAAGAGCTGTTAAACCTCAAGTTTGCAAGTAATGACACAAGCGATGCAGATAGGGCGGAGTTGGCTCGCAAGAAAGCGGAATTAGCTGAAAAGACAGCGGCCATGTTAGAAGCTGAAACAACACAAAATAACAAGGTGAATACAATACATAAGGCAATGCTGGACGAGCAGAAGAAACAGCGAGAGGAAGCAAATAAGCGATACATGGAACAGCTCAAGGAGCGATTATCCGCGGAGAAAAAAGCAATAGATGTATATGTAGAGAGTAATTCAGCAGTAGCGCAATCCTTAGAAGAGCGCTTACGGATAGAGGAAAAGGGGAAAAATGATAGATTAGCGGTGCTCGAAGAAGAGCGAAAGAAAGGAATTGTAAGCCGTCAAGAATACGAGGAACAGAAAAGGAAGTTAGAGAAGGACTTTGCTAATACGAAGGTTGAATTATCCATTAATGCCGTACAAAAGGAACTTGAATTGTATGAGCAAATGAACCAATCTAAGATAAGCAAGGAAGTGAGACTAACAGCGGAGATAGTAACACAAGAACAAGAACGGCAAGCAGCTATCTATCAGATGAAGGTGGATGCATTGGAGAAGGAGAAGCAACTCAAGGAGGAAGCGAACCAGTGGGATTATGCGCAACAACAAGCACATGAGATGGCCCTGTTACAACTTAAGCAAGAATATGATAACCAAGGTGTTGAATTAGACAAGCAACTCAAGGTACAACAACGAGAAGATGAGAAGGCACAAAGGGAGTTAGACTTTCAAGATAAGCTCCTTAAAATGCAAGAGGAAGGGGCGTACCAATGGGATATAGAAGCCGAGCAGATGAGTCAGCGACACGATCAGGAAATGCAAGGTATAGAGCAGCTCCTCGCCGACAAGAAGATAACAGAAGACCAATACCAAATAATGAGGGCGCAAACTGAGCGTAAACATGACCTTGAAATATTGGAACAACGCAAGAAAGTAGAACAAAGTAAAATGCAATTGGCAAGTACTACCTTTGGGCAAGCTAAGCAGCTATTTGGTGAACATACAGCAGTAGGCAAGGCAGCTGCGGTTGCTGAAGCTACCATTAATACATACTTAGGGATTACCAAGGCACTATCAGCATACCCTCCTCCATATAATGCAATTATGGCAGGGATAACAGGAGCGATGGGATTTCTGAATGTAAATAAGATAATGAGTACTACGGTTAAATATGCAGAAGGTGGCCCTGTTAGTGGTAGAAGTCATGCAGAGGGTGGAGTACCTTTCTCTGTAGCAGGCGTTGGTGGCTATGAGATGGAGGGAGGTGAATATGTAGTAAACAAGAGAGCAACTGCACGATATTTCCCAATTCTCGAACTTATTAACAACTCTACAAGGAGAGGGGTTAATAAACCCTTCTATTTCGCACAAGGGGATATAGTAAGGCAAGCTAAAGTAAATGCTAATATAGACTTTACAGAGCTGACAGAAGCGGTAAGAGAAGGGGCTTTACAAGGCACTCAACAAGGATCATTGGAGGGTACTCAAGAAGGTGCCTACCAGGGAGCGAGAGCAGGAACCACACAAGGGGCATACGAAGGAGCTACAGCAGGGACTTCCGAGGGTATGGTAAAGAGTGGAGTTGTAGCGGGTAATAATACTAACTTCTTACCAGTTCAACAGTTATGATAAAATTAAAAGCAATACTTAAAGGGTGGGATAATTACTTATTTCCCAACTCAGAAACAGAGAAAAAAGCAAAGGAACGGGCGCAAATATGCGCTCAGTGTCCTCATGCTGTGAAGGGTACTTACCAACAATTCATGCCTGACTATACCTTGCAAGAGGTAGAGGGTATGAAGTGTGATATATGTGGGTGTCCATTATCGACACTTCTAAGACAAGATGATAAGAAATGTGAATTAAATAAGTGGGAATGATAGTATATGATCAACTTAAAGAGATAGAAGCAGGAATGAGGGAGGTATACAAGAAAGGGTATAATATTCCTTGTACTGTATTTCGTGATATAGAGCTATATGAAAGTTATAAGAGTATGACTACTCCGAAGATGGATAGGTATGTAATATTATCTGAAGACTTTCGTATAAGTGTAGGAGCTGTTCGATCAATCGTAGCGAGAATGTCAAAAAAAATTTAG